TTCGGCACTGAATCGCGCACTAGGCCGGGGCATCTACAAGAAGCCCGATGGCTCGCTTGGCTATAACCCTGCCCACGCCGGCGGTGTAGGTGTGCGTAAAACCGACATGGCCACGTTGAACCGTGTGCTAGGCACTGATGAAAAGCTGAGTCCCAAGCAGATTGACCGCATGGTCGATGCGTACAAAAGACGTTTAACCGCCTGGCATTCGGAGAGCATCAGTCGTACAGCAACCTTGGACAGCCTGAAGTCAGCGCAACACCTGAACACGCAACAGGCGATTGATGACGGGATACTGGACGCCAACCGCATGTGGACGGAATGGGTGACCGTGGGTGACTCAAGGGTCCGCGACGAACACGTAGCCATGAATGGGACCAAGGTGCCGTTCGGCACGCCGTTCCCTGGTCATGGTGTGATCCCCGGAGCTGGAGACTACAATTGCCGCTGTGCCGGTAGGGACTTCCAGGGCAAGCCTCACGATCAAGTCATCCAAGCACCGCCCGGCTTTGGGCCAATGATGGCTCCACCCCCAATCCTGACGGGCAGGTCATGATCCAATCAATCCGTGCTGCATGGCGGCGGTTTGTGCGGCGAATCTCTACAGCATGTCCGAGGTGTGATAGCTATGCCGTAGCCGTCAAGATCGGGTATCAGGCGCATGGTGTTGCTGCGGTCCATTGCCGTTGCGCCGTTTGTTCCTACACATGGACAGAATACACATGACCCTTTGTAGAGAGTGCCGGTGGGTTCGTGGGGGCTGGTGGACGCTGGACTGGTCGAGGGTCCATTGCCGGGCACCCACGCTACAAGCGAAGACGCACACAGACTATACAACGGGCGAAAGTCAGGAGCTTACCCTGACGCGCTGTTCCATGATAAACAAGGGCAACTGCCCACACTACGGGGCCAAGCCGACCCCATGACCAGAGCCGAGAAGCGCCGGGCCTATCGCGAGGCACAAAAGGCGGCGAAGAAGCCTAATGGCATACTTCAGCCACAGACCATCACACTGAGCAACCCGGTATCTGACCATTTCCCGAACTTCATCTATGCGAACTCGCTGGTATGTGAGAAGGTGGCTGTCCAAGGATCTGGCCGTGGCAAGTCGTTGGTCATTTGTGGAGCTGGACCTAGCCTAGCCGATGATGCTGCCAGCTATTGCTACGACACTGACGAACTGTGGGCCGTCAACTCAGCACTACCCTGGCTGTTTGACAATGGCTTCAAACCGACCCATGCCATCACAGTAGACCAGACGGCACACATGATCGAGGAGTGGTATTCAGCGCCCGACGTGGAATACCTACTTGCTTCGACGTGCCACCCGCATCTAGTCGAGTACCTGATGGAGAAGCAGCGCAGCATCACGTTCTTCCACAACTTCGTGGGCATCAAGCAAGCACCCGTCCAACTGGAGAATGGTGAGATTGTCCACTACGAGGACTGGCTTTATTCGACGCTATTCGAGACGACCGTCAGGGTGGGTGCCGGGCTGAACAGTGTAACAAGGGCCATCGACCTGGCCTGCTTCATGGGGTACGAGTCGATCAAGGTGTTGGGTGCTGATTGTGCGTTACGCACTACGGCGAACTGTCCAACAACGAAACACGGCTCACCCGAACACCTCAGGTGGCTGAAGGAACACACCATCATGCACGCCGATGGTGGGCACGCACTTGCAAGCAACGCCACACCCTTGACGCTAGGTGGAGACATCGATGGCAGACACTGGGAAACCAAGCCGGACCTGATTATCAGCGCGGTCTGGTTGGCACGTATGCAGAATGAGATCCCCAGGCTGGAACTGATCGGCGACACCCTACCAAACGCACTGAAGGACAAGACGGACGACTTCCTGGATCAGCTGCCGACACTGACGGACTCGAATGGTGAGATCCTGCGCTATGACGCAAAGCTGAACACGGGTTATGACGATATGAACTAGACAAAAACGCCGTTTTGTATTAAGCTAGGTGGGACATATAGTAGGAAGCATATAAGTTCGTGGCCCAAGCGGCCCTCGGCACATGACGTGCGCGAGGGCCTTTTTCGTTGTTATCAACCGTGGGCGGTGCCCACAAGGAGCTGGCGGTGCCAGATTCGGTCGAAGTTCAGAGTGAGGGTGGTACTCTCACGCAGGAGCAGGTTGATGAGCTGGTGAAGGAACGGCTGGCGGCAGCCAAAGCGGAGCAGGACAAGGCGTTCAAGTCTCTGTGGGCCGAGGCCAAGGCGGCCAAAGAGGAGCTGAAGTCTTACGCCGGTATTGATGCCGACGAGTACAAGCGCCTCAAGTCCGAAGCCGAAGAGGCAGAGCGACAGAAGGCAGAAGCAGAGGGCGACTTCAAGAAGCTGGAGGACCAGCTAATCGAACGCCACAAGGCGCAACTCGCGGAGAAGGACGTGAAGTTGGGCAAGTACCAGAAGGCCATTGAGAAGCGGTTGGTGCAGGCGGAACTCACCAAGGCGATTGCAGCCGCGAAGGGTGATCCCGACCTCTTGCTGCCCCACGCAGAGCGTTATGTGAGGGTTCGCGAGACTGACGACGACTTTGTTGCCTTTGTCGTTGGTGAGGATGGTAAGCAGCTTTTCTCTGATGGCCAGGGCACACCGATGACGTTCGATTCGTTGGTGTCTGACAAGCTTCTGCCGAAGTACCCTCGCGCCTTTGACGGCACGGGAAGCAGTGGGGGCGGTGCCCCAAAGACTACTGGCGGTGCCAGCAGCGTTCGTGTGAAGACGATTGCAGCGGGTGACAATGCCGCGTTCCTGGCGAACCTGGATGGGATTGCCAGTGGTGCGGTGACGGTCGCCGACTAAACCCACTGCCGGGTGTTTGGCCCGGCGTACTTGAAGGAGTATCACCGTGTCGAACACCATCACCTATGTAACGCCCAAGCTGCTCGCCAGTGGGCTTCTTGCCCTGCGTGAACAGGCCATCATGCCCCGTCTTGTGAATAAGAGCTATGGTGAACTGGCTCAAGAGAAGGGGAACGTCATCAACATCCCCGTGCCGTCTGCCATCGCGGCTCGTGCCGTGACCGCATCGGTCGTGCATAACTCGAATGTCGCGAGCGCCCCCACCAACATCGCCGTGACGCTTGACCAGTGGTACGAAGCTCCGTTTGAGATGACGGACAACGACCTACTGTCCACAATCGGCGGGTTCGTTCCCATGCAGGCGAGTGAGGCTGTTAAGGGGCTTATCAACGTGATTGACAAGCACATCCTGGGCAAGCACACCGGCATCTATTCCTTTACCGGAACGCATGGCACCACGCCCTTCGCTTCTGGTGTGACCTCTGTTGGTGCGGCCCGCACCCTGTTGAATGCACAACTTTGCCCGGCCGATGGTAGGGTTGGCGTGCTCGATCCTGATGCCGAGGGCGCACTGCTCGGGACCAGCAATGTTCTGCAATTCGATCAGCGTGGCGACACGGCTGGTATCATCAATGGGTCCATTGGTCGAAAATTTGCCATCGACTGGTATATGGATCAGAATATCAGTTCGTTCACGCCCGGCACTGCCTGGGTCACCAACTGGACCTTCGGCGGGTTGGGTGCCGTGGGGGACGTGACGATTTCCGCACTTTGCACCACGTCCGGAACCGTGCTTGTGGGTGACATCTTCACCTATTCGAGCCAGCAGTATGCGATCACCACGGCGGCTACCGCCGTGACCGCGACGGCACTCAGCCTGACCATCTATCCGCCTGCGAAGATCGCCTTTGTTTCGGGCGACGACTTCACTTGTGTGGATGCCACCGCGTATGTCCCGAATCTGGTGTTCCACCCGCTGGCATTCTGCTTTGCCAGCCGTCCACTGGCGTCTTCGATTGGATTCGGCAATCAGATCGCCAGTGTGTCCGATCCGATCAGCGGCGTGGCGCTGAGGCTGGAACTCTCCCGGCAGTACAAGCTCACCACGTATTCGTATGACGCTTTGTGGGGAGCTGGGATGGTTCGCAAGGAGTTCGCCACAAAGATCGTCGGCTAACACGGATTGGGGATGGGAGCGTTGCACGGCGCTCCCCTACTCCCCAGCTAACAGGAGGGTTCCGTGGCGACGATTGATGCAACGGTAGGTGGCGCAAGCTCGAACAGCTTCGTTCTACTGACCGAATCAGAGACGTACATGGAGGGACGGCTGAATGTCTCTCTGTGGACGGCTGCGACTGATGCAAACAAGAACATCGCACTCGTAGAAGCGACCCGTGACCTGGACTTGAAGGAGTATCTGGGTAACCGGGTTTCGGCTACGCAAGCCTTATCATGGCCGCGTGATTGGGCCATAAACCCCGATGACCCCAACCTCGACTATTTTGACACCACCGAAATACCGACGCGCATCAAGAATGCGACGTGCGAACTCGCTATGCAGTACCTCAAGGCGGGGACCACGGATCTGGCGGCTATTGACTCCAAGACCAACGTCAAACGCTCGAAAGTGGACGTTCTGGAAACGGAATACTTCGCGTCCAGTTCAACGCCACAGGGCCTTGGCCGCTATCCCAGGGTGATGGCCTATATCCGGCCATTGCTGTCCGCTTCAGGTGTCACGACCGAGACGGTGCGCGGCTGATGCAACCACCTATCGGTATTGAGCTTAAGTGCCAAGTCGAGCACAAGCTGCGGGACTTTGTTGATGAAAACCTGAAGACCCGACCGCTGATTGTTGTTGCGCCAGACATGTTCACGGGCAAGACACTGGCCCTCTGTGGCGCGGGTCCAAGTCTCAGGGATCAGGAAATCACGGGTGCTGATCACATCATGGCCTGCAACTCGGCTCTGCCCTATCTGGTGAGCCGTGGTGTGGATGTGACGGCTGGTGTTGGGATTGATCAGACGCCCGGCCTACTGAACGAATGGCGATACCCCCCTAATGTGCCTTACTACGTCGCTAGTAGCTGCGACCCGGCGCTGATCAAGCACCTACGCGCCAATGGCAGGCACTGCATTTTCTTCCACAACTTCGTCGGGCTCAAGAAGGTCGATGGCGAGTCCGACGAGTTCGAGCATTACTGCTCTACCTGGCCCACGACGTTCATGGTGGGCAAGGGCTTTTCCGTGGTTAGTCGCTTCATTGGTGTCGCTCAGTGGATGGGTTTCGAGCGCATCGATGTGTATGGCGCCGACCACTGTTTTGGGGATGATGACATCGCCCACGCGAATGGTGAATCGGCCAAGGCTGCATATGGCCAGCCAATCATCATGGATGGTGAAATCGACGGACGCCGCTTTCGGACACGGCCCGACATGTTGTTAGGTGCCGTGGACCTGGCTCGGCGGGCGCGGGACTCGAACGGCGCGATACGGCTGATTGGTGACACACTGCCGAACGTGCTGGTCGAGAAGGACGACAAATATTTGGATCAAGTGGCCCGTGCCCTGGGGCCAGACGAATTGGCCGAGGGCAAGATCAACCTGAATTACGGAGCGAACTGAAATGGGAAGCAAAGGGAATTATCTCGAAAACGCCATCCTCGGCCATGTCACGAATGTTACTGCGCTGGCCGTTGGGACGGTAGTCTACTCGGCACTGTTCACCGTCATCAGCTCGGATGCGAGTGATGGCACCGAAGTTCCGACCGACTGCTACACCCGTGTAGCAACCACATTCTGCACGGCTGGCGCGACCACAACCGGCAGCGTAACCAACACCGGAGCCGTGACGTTTGCCACCTGTGCGACCGCCTACACGGTTGTCGGCTGGGCGCTGTACGACCAACTCGCGGCTGGTGGCAATGAGCTGTATTGGGCCACGGTCACCACCCTGGCTATTGGAATCGGGGACCAGGCCACTTTCGGGGTCGGGGCGATTGTGATCACTGAGGACTAA